AAGAACTAAAGCTATGCAAAAAGGTTTAGGAGATACTGCTGAGTACTTAAATGAAATAGATAATATTAGACCTGAAGTATTTACACAGATTGGTGATATAGCTAAAACTACTTATGCTGCTGCTAATTCTGATATGATAATTGAAAAAAATAAAGGAGGCAGAGTAGTATTTGAACCTACTGAAAAGGGTGCAAAGATATTTGAAAATATGTATCGTGTATATACTGGTTTGTTTAGTACACAAGAAGTAACACCACTAGACTCACCGTCACAAGATGGTAGAGTTATGGGAGAAGCATCTCAGTATACTCGTGATATGACAACTAGACTTTCAAAAGAAATTGGTGATACCTCTGCACACTTTGAAGCTACTAAGAATATGAATCAAGTAGCATTTATTAATGATCCTAACAGAGAAAAGGTTGCAACATATTTATCAATGCTTGCGTTAGCAAACGCAGGAACTGTTAGAAATATAGATATGCAAGATCAATATATACCAGGTCCTAACAATGATATTTTCTATGCAAACATTTTTAAAATAGGTAAACAAAAATACCAAGATTTATTAAATGAAAAAGCATCTTTAAAAAATAGAGTGCAAAGATTAATAGAGCAAGGTGCATCAGAAGAACAAGTTAAGTTAGCTGAAAAAACATATAGAGATTATAATCCTAAAAATATTCTTAGACTTGAAAGAGAAAAGTTTGTAAATCTTATGGAAGGCGTAGGAAGATACTCGGGTAAATCTAACTATTTAACTTTTGCATTACAGTTATTAACTGGAAGAATGCATGCTCAACAAACTATATACAATCCTCAAGCTAGCCCTATTGTAAGAGGTATAGTAGGAGGTGGTAATAGGTATCAGTGGCAACCTGGTAAGGGTGGTAAGCTCGAACAAAACTGGACAGAAGGAATGTCAAAGCATTTGTTTGAAGATCCTAAAGTAACTGATGAAGAAGGAAGGAAGGTTGAATCTAGCTTTAAGAAAAAGTATGGTATGGGTAGACCTACTTCAGAAAGAATAAGAATATTTAAAGAGTTTGAAAAGCAAGCTGAACAAAATCCTGGTGCTGGTTTATATAATCAATATGTACAATGGGGTAATGAGTTAATAGAAAGAACAGCTGGCTTTAATACAAGAGAAGCTGGTGCATTATTAACTGCATTTAAAAAAGCAGCTTCGCCTCAGCAAGCAAATGAAGTTAAGAAACAAATAGCACAAAGATATGGTTCAGATCCATTAAGTCCTAGATTAAAAGCATACTTAGCTGACTTTGAAACTGATGCTATACATCAAGCAGATTACTTAATGGCATTAGCTAAATACGAAAGAGCTAAAAAGAATGGAACTATATTTACAGATACGCAGGCATTTGAAATAGATGGACAGACACATGGTCCTGCAACTCTTGCTACATTACTTGGTAGTTTAAATATGGCTAAGAGATCTGGTATAATAATGAAAACACCTTTCTTAGAGAAGCTAGAGTCTAGCGATTATAAAGATGTTAGAGATGCTATGGCTGATGAGATGAGAAGAAAGTTTCCTAGTTTAGTTAAAGGTGTAACTAAAGTAACACACGATAACAAGGCGGGACTACCGTCAATAGCGAATGCTTATGAACGAATATTAGAAGAAGCTATTGGTGATAGAGAAAACTTTTTAAAGAAGTCACCTATGACTATGGGATATGGTCAGGATATATTTTCATTAAAGCAGCACGTAGATCGAACTGTATTTTTAAATGATGAAATAAAAAGTATAATGGCTAATCATAAATTAAATAATGATGATGTTATTGATTTCTTACATACTATATTAGTTGATTCTATTTATGAAACTATGGATCCGCAGACTTTAAGAATGACTAAACTAATGAAAGCTATTGCTTTTATGTCGCCGCTTTCAGCAGAGCTATTACAAATTAAACAGCCTACTGGTTTAGTATCTACGCTTGCAGGTTTAACATCTGAACAAGCAGGACAAACACAATATCAAATTAAAGATGAAGCAGGTAAACCTAGAATTGTTACTGTACAGCATTATAATGTAAAGACAGATCCGTCTGCTATTAAACCTATGCCAGGTAAAGCACCAGAGTTTGGTGGTTATGCAGTAGGTAGAGCTCAACCATCTATAATACAAGCGTTTGATTCTAACATGGTTACTAAAACTTTTACAAATTCATGGAATAAAATTAAAGAAATTGCTAAAAGTTTAGGTGCTGCTAATCCATTTGTATTACAAATATACGATGCATTTTTAACTGACTCTGGTACAATGGATGTTGTAAGAAGATCTGCTAATGAGCATCATAAAAATTCTTTAATTAATGAGCAAGCTATTGAAAAATTATTTGATTGGTATGAAAGTACTTTTACAGAAAAATTAAATACATTAAAGAATGATACAACTACATATGAATTATTTAAAGATGGTGTAGTTAATAAAGAATCTGAATTTAAAACTATAGCTGGTTTGTTAGCTGCACCTGATAGATTTAAAAATGGTTCGCGCAAAACTTTTGTAAAGTTAATTCAAAGACAAGGTGATTTTCAATGGGAAAGAGCAGACAATATTAATATTAAAGGTGATACTTTAGAAGAATGGAATAAGAAAACTTTTAATGCTGCTAAAAAAATGGCGCTTGAATTAGAATCAAACATTAATAAAAAATTAAAAGTTAACAAAAAATCTTTGCTTGATAAAAGTTTTACTGGCCAGGAAATCGGTATAATATTAGAAGAAATAATTAGAACTTTAGAAATGCCTGCAAGAATTAAAGAAGGTAGGCAGCTTGTTACACAATCAAGAGGTGAACTAGCTAAAGAAATCGGAAGTCAAGATACTTTAAACATCGATCTTTAATTGTCTCCTTAAAGAGGAAAGCAAAATGTAACTATAATTATAGAGGGTTTAAGATGTGGCCGTTGTTTCATAGAAGATTTTTAGATTTTAATTATGACTATGTAGATTTTTCAAAATTGTTTAGCCGATATTAAAGACGAAAAAAAATACCCCTAAGAGTATCATAAGATATTCTTAGGGGTTTTTTTATTGGGTTGCTGCTACTTTAGCAAGCGCTTGTTTCTTCCATTCATGAGCATTTGTTTTACCTTCTTCAGGTAATCCTTGATCTGTATAATAATCTAGTATTCTTAAATACTCATTCTCTATTATTAATTCGTCTAACTGTTGGTCAGTCATACGATCTGCTAGTGTAACATCCATTTTTAATTCAGCTAATGCTGTCTTATTGTCAGGTTGTAAGCCTAGTCTTACTGGTAATATTCCTTTCTTACGCGAAGAAGTAGTCACTTTTATTTACCTCTCTAATATCTAAGCTGCCTAGCTTAGGTTGTTGATAGTTAAAATTATCTGGGTTTGTTACTATCATTCTTTCAATGACTTCAAAGAAGTTAGAATAACTATACATTGTTATAAACTCTTCTTTAATAAAAGCTAATAACTCATCTACATCACAAGCATGTACACTAAATGAATCGTGTACTGCACCAAAGTTATCATCCCACTTAGCAATTACTTTAGCCATATGTGCAGCATCCATAGAGTGCACAAAGTTAGGTGATATACCAGACATAAAAGATCTTATCTTTGGTTTGTCTGTTGGTTCTTTACCTACGTGTTGTATTCTTATTGTATCTGTTTCTTCTTTGCTACCATCTTCTTTTGTTATAGTAGGTTTAACTTTACGTTTACTACAACTAATAATAGCTTTCTCTTTAAATTCATTCTCAACGAATGCTTCATATATAACTGGAAACCCAGATGGTGTAGTCCATCGTATAGACTTTTGTTTAGTGTTCTTAGCATAGTCAGAAGCTATCTCAGCTTCAGCAATCTTTTGTAAGAACTTCATTGTTTGTAATGGACCTGCACAAACACTATCAATTGCTTTGATTAAATGTTTAGCAAGTAACTCACAGTCCTCTTCAGTTATATTATACTTATCTAAATACCCTTCCACATGACAGTCAAGATACATATTCTCTGCAATCTTTTGTGCTCCAGCACTGTATGCTCGAGTCATTGAACCGCGTTTAGCTATACCTTTACGTATATGTTTCATTGGCATTTGTCTTTCTTCAAACCATTCCGGTACTCTTTTAATTAAATCTTTAGCGCATTGCACATAAAAATCTTTTTGAATATCCTGCGGTACAATTCCAACTAACTCTCCTGCTTCTTTGTCTTTAGACATAGCACATAGATGTTG